GTGACGAAGTAGCGGCTGAAGTCGATGGAGAAAGTGTTGCCGAAATCGACGGTGGTGGCGAAGTCGTAGGTGCCGGAAGACTGCACCGAACCCATCACGTCGAAGGTGGGCAGCAGATCCACATCAGGCACGTCATCCAACAAGTCCGAGCCATCCAGCGTCAGGGCGTCAAACTCCTCGCTGTAGAAGGTGTTGGTGCGTGTGCCCTGGAACGGTGGCGCATCTTGATCTTCGCGGCGATTGATCAGCGTGAGTGGTGCCAGCGTGTCGGGCAGGTCGATGATGATGCTGGTTTCGCTGGTGCTTTGGCGGCCGCCGTCATCCTCGAACTTGACCAGCACCTCGCCTTCCACCAGCGGGATGATTGCCTCGGTGGAGCTACCGGATTTGGCGGGGATCAGGTCAACGCTGTTGCTCCAGCTCGCGCTGCCATCCGTCAGGTTGCTGTGGCGGATATGGATCTTGCCGCCAACCTTCACGTCGAGGTCTACGGTTTCGTCCCAGCGCAGACGGCCGGAGTTGGCGTTGATGGCCTCGAAGCTGAGGTTTTGAACATTGCCTGGAACGGCGGTTTTGCCGACAAGCTGGAATTGATCAGTGGCGATTGCACCGCCCTTGTTGACATAGTTGTACGCCTGAATTTGTACGTAAAGCGTTCCGGGATGCGTGTTGAGGATCTTGATTGACGGCGAGGTGGTGTTTACCTGCTGCCAGTTGTCGTTATCGACGCGGTATTTAACGCGAAACTCCGAGACGCGATCTTTGGGGCTGATCCAGCTAAGGGTGAAGCCAGAAAAAACGCTTTGGCCGTCTTGGTATAGATATTCAGTGCCGTCAATGCTGCTGACTGCATCGGGCGGGTCGCTGAGGTTGCTGATGTCACGGACGGTCAGCGTGTTGTCGCTTTCAATCGCGTTGTAAATGCTGCTGTTGTATTGCAGGGCGGTGACGCCGTAGATGCCGTCGTCCGATTCAGCGACGTTGAGGACGCGGAATTGCTGGGATTCGATGTCGTCGGTTTGGATCAGCCAGATGGCGTTGGCGTTGGGTGCTTCGCTAAACGGGTTGCCGACCGTGATGGTGCGGTCGCTGATGGATTGGATTGGGCGGAGTTCAACGTTGCCGCTGGGCAGGATCACCGAAATGCGCGGGTTGCTAGCCAGGTTGACGGACAGGCTGCTGCTGGAATCAACCGTGATGGTGGTTGTGGTGGCAGAGCTGACGCGGCCGCTGCGACGTGTACCAGCCTTCATCGGGTCGGCAACGTCAATCACCATCCCAGGGCGCAGGATGATGCCGCTGTCGATTGACACCGAGAACGTGACGGTTTCGGTCAGGTTTTGTTCGCTAAGTAGCGCCCACTTACCAGCGCGGTGGGCTTGACCTTGGCTGTAACAACCGAGGGCTTTGATGTCTTTGTTAATGATGCCGTATTTGGAAACGGCGTCTGCATCTTCGACGTATTCGTACTCAACTTCGCCAAGAGTGTCGTAGGACTGCCAAGCAACAGTTGCGACGCTGTGGCGGGCTTTTTGTGATGTGCCGCTGTAAACAAAAATGCCATCAACAACATTGCTTTGTCCGAGCAGATATTGCGAGTCGGTCGGTTTGTCCTGCTGGAGCACCAGCGAGCCGGCGCCGTAATACGCGATGCCACGGAACAGGCTGGTCATCTCTTGGATGACGTTGTAAACCTCGTCGCGGCTGTTAATTAGTAGATTGCAGGAGAAGCGTGGTTCCAATCCGTTTTTGCCGTCGTCAACAAGGGCGTTGCAGTATTGGCTGATGGCATAGAAGTCGTAGCGATCCAGGCTGCTGGTGGGGATGCTGGCGCCGTAACGGGTGTTGGTGAGCAAATCCCAGAGGCACCACGCTGGGTCGTTACACCACGTTGCAGCGCCGAAGGTGCCGTCCCAGACGCCGGAATAGGTGACGCGACCCAAGTACGTGGTGGTATCGACGCTGGCGTTGCTGGGCAGTTGGATTTTTTGTCCACGAATCAGATACTTGCGGGTTGGGATTGAATCGAACTGGCGGGAATCAAACCGCAGGTAACAAAGTGCGCTGTTGGGGTAACGCAGCTTTTCGTCGATGATTTCGGTGTAGCTGAACCAGTAGGTTTGGTTTTGGCGTTTGGTGCTGGATTCGTCGGCGCTGACGCGGATAACTTTGATGTCAACGGGGAACGCACCAGACAGCGGGATCATGTAATCGCGCTGGTAGCGGTTGCTGGTTTTGCCGCTGATCGTGTCGTCTACGACGGTTATGTAACCGCCGGCGTTGTACTGGACTTGGATGCGGACTTGGACGCTGTGGCCAACAATGTCGCCGTCATCTTCGATAATTTGCAGCGATGGGACTTGCAGCGTGACGCGCACACGATCCACATCGGAATCGGTGATGGTGCGGACGATGGGAGTGGCGTTAACGACTTCAACGTTGACTGCTTCTTCGCTTTCGGTGCCAATCGCGTTGCTGATGTAGCTCTGGGCTTGCGTGCCAGTGCGGGTGACAACTGTGTAGCCCTCGAAGTTGGCGTTGTTGGCGGCGTCGCGGACTGGAGTGCCTTCCAGATAAATACCCTTTTCGCCGTTTTCGATGCCGTCGATCTCGCCTTCACACAGCAGATCCAGCACGCTGGCGTATTGAACTGACTGGAGTGAGTCGTCGGCTTCTGTTGGGGTGCGGCTGGAGCCACCGCCACCACCGCCGCCTTTACCGCCGCCACCGCCTCCGCCGCCAGCACCAGCAATGCCGAGACCTAGGCCGGCGTTGTGGACGCGGATGTTGTTGGCGATGAAGGTGTGATGGCTTTCGACCGTCAGGTTGTAGACCGTGCCAGTGCAAAACTCGGTCTTGCCGACGATGGGGCGCAGGTGGTTATTGGCGTCAACGAGGCAGTCGTCGGAACCCAGAGTGTCGATTTCGACGAAGGCGTTGAATTGGTTGAGGACCCAGTGGTTAGGGGTGGCATCAAGATGCTGGCCGCCCCAGAGCGTGTAACGGATAACGCGCTCGCCTTCGTGCTCGTGAACTTTGAGGATTTTGGCTTCGTGCAGTCCGCCCTCGTCGTCAAAACTTAGTACGAGGTCGCCAACCTGCAGTTCGTCAATGCGGCGCGTACCGCCGGGAACCGCGACAAGGGTGTGCCCCAAAAAGCAACCGCCACCGCCACCACCGCCAGAGCCGACAATTCGTGTCATATCAGTTGGTCAACGTCGAGACCGCTGGAGAGAACAGCGGAACCGACAAATACACGCCCATAGGCAATAGGAACAGGTAAACCTTGCTTGGCGGTGTTGACAATGCCGGAGAACGTAAACGACTCAAACTTTGCAGCGTCGCGTCCTCTTTCCAGCGTGTTGGTGGATTGCACCGGGGCGGGGGAAAGTGCCTGTGCAACACCGCTAAGAATAAGAGAAGCACCGATAGCGCCAACTGCGGGCAATAAAGTCGTTACAGCAATAGGCGCCGTCAATCCAAAAGTACCTATCGCGGCTGCGCCAAAAGGATTAACCAGAGCCAGTGCAACAAGACCAATTCCCGCCAAAATTTGACCAGTTCCACCACCGGCGCCAACAATTACAGGGGTAATGCTAAAGACTTCGCGTTCACTAAATGGGGCTGCAATTAGAACGGCGTTTTGTTCGGTAATTTTTTCTTTTCCGAGTGTTACGCGATAGCCAACGCCGTCTTTTTCGCTATCCAGCAGCCACTTTTCAAGGCCGGGAAAGTTGACGCAGAGTGCTTTGAGAGCCTGCGCTGGGGTGTCGGCTTCAAATTGAAAACGGCACTGACCCAGCTTTTTGCGTAGTGCGCCGTAGACCTTAACGACTTTCATGCCGCAGGACTCGGGCGGTGCTCTTCAAATAATAACCGCCGTACAGATCACGGCTACTGAGTCGGCCTTGTAGGTGGTGCAGGATCAACTGGTCGCCCAAGTAGACGGCAGCGTGGTTGGGCAGCGGTGATGCAAGCTGCATCAGGATTGCGTCGCCGTACTGCAGCTCTTCCAGGGGGATGGGGTAAAAGCCTTCGTTGGCGAAGTTGTCTAGGTATAAATTCTCACCCCGTAGCCAGAACTGGTCGCGGCGGTCGTAGTCGCTCAGGTTGAGGCCGAACTCGCGGTTGTACCAGTCGCGGCACAGGGTGTAACAGTCCACAATGCCAAAGACAAATTCGCGTCCCACGTAGGGCAGTTCAAAGCCTTCGGGTTCGCAATAGCCCCACTGTTCGGTCTGGGGGTTGACGATGTGCCAGGGCAGGCCAGATTTTTCGCAGGCAACGCGGTCGGCTTGGGATGGGGCGTGGTTGGTCTTCGGGTGGCTATGTACCACGGCCACGATTTCGCCCTGTTCTTCAGCGGCAACGTAGTCAGCGGGGTCAAGTACGAAGTGCTCGTCTGGTGTTTCGGCCATGTTGCGGCAGGGAAAATACCGCTTGCGGCCTTTGAGCACGGCGACCAAACCGCAGGATTCCTTTGGAAATTCCGCCTTTGCGTGCTCCAAGGCAGCTTCTTGGATGGATTTGCTGAGTTTCATTGAGTCAAACCAGCGCCTGGGAAAGATCCAAAGGGCAATTCAGCGACTTCACCGAATCGCAACTTGCACGAACTGAGCCGCTTGCCGCAACGGTCTTCGGCCAACACGCCGACAGTGTTGTCGTTGACATCAAAGTAGTTGCTGCCTGTGTAGCCGCATTCGGTGCTGCGATATTTCCACTGGCAAATGTTGGCGATGATCTGGCGCTTGGGGATCATCACACCAGCGAGGTCGAATTTGCTGGCCAACTCGAAGCTCACCGAGTCGCGGTTTTCGCTTGCTTTACGGTCTACGTACCAGACCTCATCGGGAAACTTGGCGTGTGGATCTGCGGCGGCTTCGCCATCTAGATATTTCTTGAGGGTGCGGATGCGTTTGACGGTGGCGCCACCTAGGTCGTTACCGGGTGTGGTGGCG